CTCGGGGAAGCTTGCTGCATTGTGCAGCTTAGCTAAGGTGGTCTACCACCATCTGGCTCGTCCGGTTTGTAGCCGGACCGCACTCTCAAGCGTGTCTAACGACGACGCATTTCGACTTGCGAAACACGCCGTTATAACGCTTAGCGAGAGTACGCCTGGACGACGTTGTGGGGCAATATCGTAATGCCCCAACTGGGCCTACGCGGGTTAAGGACTCCCGGTAGTGTCTAGCCTCATACACCAGCGGAGAAGCCATTTCCTTTGGCTTAATTTGCCATCCGTGTACGAACGTAATACCGTTCCGAGTTTTGTATCGGACAGTCTCGTCGTAGGGCTCTGAAGCCCAACACAGGATCGGCAGGTCGGCTCGATGTGATTGTTTGAGGTGAAGCTTCTCCAATAAAGGAAAAGTCTTACACGCCTCATCACGCAAAGCCGCGCTGGCACCCCAGTAGCCGGAACGATAGAGCTCGTTAGAATGCTCTACAATCCGGACAAAATCCGTCGCCCTGTCAGGGTAGAGACAGTGCGCCCGCACCGGTGTCACTGAGACACCGTCGTAGCAATCGAGCCCGCACGATTCACGGAATTTTCCATGCGTGCAGCATTTGTTGGCATTGAACTTCAACCCAACAGACTCAAATGCCGGCTGGAGCTTTGGAAAGCTCCCGGTGGGGACGATCAAGTCATCTCCGTAGACATATACGGAACGACAAGCCAAGAGTAAAGGCATGCCGGATAAATGTAGCGCCGCAACAGCGAGTGCGTAATATACGCACGCCTGCACGGGGAAGCAAACAGCAGAGCCCATAGGAGCGAACTTTTTGTATATTATAGTCCGCCCGTCAGGGAGTACTGTTCCGGGTGTGCGACACGCATGCAAGGCTGCCCATAACTTAGGCACAGTGGACTTAAAAAGAGTCCGTACCAATGCATACGAATTCCGATCCGACGCCTTGGACATGTCCAAGGTCTCCCAGTTCTGCCAGTCTCTCGCGAATTCGCGATTAATGGTTTGATCTTGGAAGTTCACATGACCGCGAGCAAGACCCGGGTGAGTAACGTGATCGTACAGCCATGCCTTTACGGCCTGCTGACACCACATATACTCCGGAGGCTCGAGGCCAATAGTACGTGGGCCGGAAGAGTCTTTCGGGACAAATGCTGTCCTCGACAAGCCATAAAGTTTCTTTGGCCGATCGAGCACGGCGCCCGGATCCTCTGATGCATCCCGCAATGAGCGGAACCATGGAATGGGTCGGAAAACGCGCTCTAACTGAGTATAACTCATGTTGAGTGCACGCTTATCAACCACACTCTCACCAGTGGCTACGGCCCCTGGACCATGCTTTGGATTAAAATCAGACAGAGTTCCGAGATTTCGGAACATCCGCCCAATGACAACCCTAGACACAGCCAAAAGAGGCTCAACATGACGTATGTCATGATGCGAACTAGGAAGAGCTTTGTCGATTTCGATAAACTCATCCATAGCTCTCGTAAGAGACTCATCGCTGTAACCTTTCTCTAACTTTTTGCACCAAAAACAGAGCTGTCTTAACAGCCTTATGCAGATGGTGCATGGTTTTTCCCTCACCCAGCCCTCGTCCGTGAACACGCGCCTAAGCAAAGCCGACAGAAATGCCGGTAGAGCTGTCTTCCCCCGTTTTTTAAAGGCGGAGGAGATAAGAGGAACGTGTCCCTGGAGTGCTTGATCTATTTT